TGCTTAGTCCAAGCACCAAACTCATCAATCATCCAAGTGATGCTGTCTTGAGTTTGTGAATCAGACAAGAAGCCAGCAAACTCTTCAAGACTCGGCAGGAGGTAAGTGCCAATTTGCTCTTGCAGTTCGCCCATAACAATAGTTAGGCGCTGAATAGGGTCATTGTTAGCGGCCTCTTCGGCAGCACCAGCGAACTGTGAAGCCAGTTCACCCATCGGGTTGGATGCTCCCTTAATGCTAGGAACAAGTTTGAGAAGGCTAGTGGTTGACCCATTGACCGCCTTGCCAAGAGCAAGTGATACAGCGCCCAAGTCTTTACCAGTGCCAGCCGCGACATCTAGAGCCAGGCTAGTTAGCGAGGTGGCAGAGGTGACATCCCCAGTAGCTCGAACAAGTGAAGCGAAGGCTGGGCGGATATCATCATCAGCAACAGCGGCTTGCATCTGCATCGCCTTGATGCTTGCTTCAACAGAAGCAATCTGTGCATCAGAAGCGCCAACAGTGTTGCGCAATTGGTTGGCAAGCAAAGCCTGTGACTTGACATCACCAATGGCAGCGGTAGCGGACTCCTTTAGGACATTGACAACACCGCTTAGACCAACAGTTAGACCAGCAGCACCAAGTAAACCCTTCATAGAAGAGCCTAATTTTCCAAACTCGGACTGCGCCTTCTTCAGACCGCTGTTATCGAACTTAGAAACTACTGGAATAATGACAGCCATTAGCGGAAACTCCTAGAGATTTGAGCGGCAGCCGATTCAAGCACAGACTGGACTTTAGCCTGAACCATTGGAAGTGCTCGCTCGGCGGCTGGCCAAGCAAAGCGAGAAGCGCGAGCGAATAGAGTTCAAGCGGTTGACCATAGCCTGACCCTGACCATTGTTGCGGTGAGTGCGAGTGCCACCCTTGTAAGCATAAGGGCGAGTAACCTGCGATCGAGTAGTAACACCCTTACGACCGGCATAGTCAGCCATTGCAGTAAAAGGTGAATTGACTTTTACAGAGGCGAGAGAAGTAACAGCCGCATATTTAGAGCCACTAGTTCGCACACTAACAGTCACAGATGTGGCTGGTCTACCATTACCGAAGCCTAAGCGACCACTAGTATTTGCACCACTTAGAGGTGATACAGATGGCAAAGCAGTTCTCACCTGAGTTGCCAAAGGCGCAATCTCAGTTTTGATTCCCTTGACCATAGCTTTCTTGAGTTCAGGTTCGATGTCCTTGAGTTGTTTCATCAACTCGCGCACATTTGAATAAACCACATCAGCCATACAACCATTCTACCCAAAGATAAAACCCCCACCGAAGTGGGGGCTTATCTAGCCTCTGGGCTGATTCCGGCTAACTAAGTATCTGCCCATTGTCCAAAGCATCCGCTCACTCTCCTGCATCAGCAGATGAGGGGCAATGCCAGTTTCACAAGCAAGGCTGGCGATATACCAATGAGCGGAACTATCGCCAAGCCCAACTATTTTGGGGCTGACTCAGGCCCTACAGAAGCGACATCCGCCAACCAAGCATCAAACTCTTTGCTGGTTAGTTTCTGACGGCTCAAAGAAGTCCAGGCAAGCCAGACAAGGTGAGTGAACTTCATTTCAGACTCAAGCTTAGTAACACTTAGGTTGAACTTGTCCTCAAAAGCAACAAGATCAGGGGCGGTCGCAGAAACTTCCTGCGACTCGCCAGACACAAACTCAATGCGTAGGTTAATCTTCATGAGTTGAGTCTACCTGATTAAGCAGTTGCGCGGGTAACAGTGCCAGCCGAGTTCCAAGTTACCGAAAGCTGGGCCAAATCGCCGACACTGCTCGCAAATGGCTGATACTGTGAAACCAAAAATAGGCCAGAATAGCTCGGATTGGTGGCGCTCACCGCGCTCGAAGTCGGGGTGATAGTGACAGTGGCAGCGGTATTGAACAGAGGGAATAGGGTTGCATCTACCGAACCAGCACCGAAGTCCTGGTTGAAGTTTAGGGTGATCGAACCTGACTGTAGGCCACCAGTAACAGTGCGCCATGAACCGCCGAAGGTGGTGGTGTCAACCTCATCAGCCGAAAGGCTTAGGTCAACAGAGGTAAGCGATGACGAAAGGTTAGTGCCATTGACAGTCACCTTGTAATCAGTAGCAACAAACTTTGCCATTGTATTTCTCCTAGTTAGTTAGCCTGAACAACCAAGTCAAACTCAGCCGCCAAGTAAGTGTTTTCCGCTATGGTAATTGATCCATAGTTTCTCATGCCGGTCACTACACAGTCATAAGCATTTCCGCTTAGTGTCCTATCTGATTCTACCGCAACCTTGATAGATGCCGACCCTGTAGGGGAACAGTAAGCATCTAGGCTTGCTTGCGAAGTGCGCTCAGATACGCGCCCAACAACCACAGTGACTGTGAAGTTGTAAGTATTTAGACCGCCCGAGGAAGCTCTTGTGATAGTCAACAGTGCTTGGGGCAATGATGGCATAAGGCGGATTCACATTGTCAGGAATAAAGCCGGTGCTTGAAGTGCGAAGCCCTGAGATAGTTCCAAGGTTGGTTGCAATCCCTGTGCGAAGCGAAGCAATCGAAGCCATTAGGCAAACTTCACAATCTTGTAAGGGTCAACCAACTGGGCAACATCTGGGTCTAGCTTCGAGCCGACTCGCATGAAGCCGAGGTCTGGGCTGGATAGAACACCAAGCGGTGAGTCTAGGCGCTTGAAGATTCGGCTTGCCTGAATGATACAAGCCTGCTTGATAGCGATTGGGATTGAAGCCCACCCCCAAACACCAGTGACCTTGACTAGGCCCTCGCCATTTAGGAAAGGGAAGGTGTAGTCCTGGATTGCTCGCAAACCATTGTAAGGAACAGCCAACCCATCAACTCGGCCATTCAAAGGCAGAAGCTCATAATCGGTGGTTGCCCAAATGGTGTCATAAGAACCATCCGCTGAGAAGTCGGTGGCAACTTCGGTGATGCTGGTCGCATCATCAATCTGGCAAACAAAGTCATTGTCGGCTGCGAAGTAGCGAGCGGTTGCCGATCCTTGGGTGTAGAAAGAGCGCGCGGTGTAAGCATCTAGAAGTCGGCTGGCAGATTCAATAGCCATCTCAAGCAGTGAGTCATCAATGGTGTCAGTGATGCGCAGGGCAGCCTTTACCTCTGCAAGAGTGGTGTAACCATTTGTAATCGCCATGCTTCTATTCTATCGCTTGGCTAGTCTTGCCTTTATCTCGGTGCTAGAGATGCCAGCGGTGTAAGGAATATAAACAAGCCCAATGCCTCGCTCATCCAGCCAGTCTTGGTCAAAGCCCATCTGGGCATAGTAGTCGCGCCTCGCCCAGTCCGAACCAATCACAATCAGGTCAGGCTTGACATACTCAATGGCTGGCTTGCTATCTGCACCTTCAAAATTAGGCACAACCCCATCAACATACTTGCAAGCCATAAGCACAGCCGCTCGCTCTTCATAATTCATCACTAGCCCCTTGCCCTTGTAAGCAAGAATAAACTCATCAGTATTTAAACTGACACAAACATGACCATCTTTGCCAGCCAGTTGCTTGCATCGCTTCAGGAAAGCGACATGGCCAGAATGGAAGAGGTCAAAAGAACCGCCAGTATAAACAGTTAATCCCATCTGTTTCCCCTTCTAGTCTTGAGAGTCCAGCCACCTTGACTGAAATCACCTTCCGCTTGCTTGTCATCAAAGAGGCGCATATTCGCCCCGAAACTGCGATGGTTCATTTCCTGATAACCGCTGTTCAAGGTCGAGCTGTTGTCATGGTGAACAACCGCATCAATGGTTTTGATAGGCACACCATGGTGGCGCACTCGGCGCTCAAGGTCATTGTCATCATAGTAAAGCGGATAGAAGCGCTCGTCATAAAGCCCCACCTTATCCACCATGCCCTCACCGAAAACAACCGCTGACCAGGCGGTGTTGATCTTCAGAAAGTTTAGAGCCTGAGTGTCCACCTCGCTGGCAATTTTCTCCAAAGCACCAGCCTCAAAATAGGCATCATCATTCACCAGAAGCCAATAGGGGGCATAAGGGGTTGCTTTGATAATCAGATTCCAAGCACCCACCAAACCCAGCCCAAAAGGCATCCTGAGAGTCCACAGGTGTTTCACAGAATCAGGCTTCTTAGGGGTGTAGCCGACAGAGCCAAGACCAGAGTTGTCAATGATGACCAGATGCTCGACAGGGTAATCAATCGAAGCAAGCAAGCGGTCAGCTAAATCAAACCGCTTCAGAGTGCAGAAGCCAAGAACAGGAATCATTTGTTTAGCAAGCGACCGATAACCGGCAACCAATGCTTCTGCCAGACAGTATCAACATCGAACTGTTTAGCGAAATCAACCGCAACCTGGCTAGTACCTCGCTCGGCTTGGTAAGCCTCCTCAAGCGCATTGACAATCGAAGGAACTAGGGGAACTTGCCAGATAGCATTTTGCCCAGCATCCCACATAGGCTGCCCCTCAACCATCCAAGAGTCCTCACCGAGCAAGTCAGGGGTTGCGCCCCAGCTAGAGCCAATTACTCGAGTGCCACAAGCCTGAGCCTCGATGGTAGGGATGCCAAAGCCCTCACCATAAGAAGGCGCAAGCAAGACATCCATGGCGCTGTATAGCCCAGCCAAAGTCTGCTGGCTCATGCCATAGCGGTAGTCCACAAAAGGCGGGAACATGACAGCCTCTTTAGGAATCCCAAAAGCAGCAAGCATAGGAAGCAACTGCCAACCGCCCTGAGTTCCCAGCGGATCGGTGTGCATATACAGCACAGCATCAGGGTGCTTCTGGCGGAAGATGCTGAAGGCAAGCAGATTTTCGCTAAAGCATTTCCGGTGAATCAGACCCGAGGCCTTGTTTGCCGAAACCATCCCCACAACAAACTCATCCTTCAAGCCCATATAGTCGCGAGCAGGTTGCCCCTCGATGGTTGCTGTCGGCTTGTAAATCTTGGTGTCAATGCCATGAGGAACATACTCGCAGTCAATGCCCTTAGCCTCCATCTGGCGCACACCATTTGGGGCCATAGCAATCGGGGTGACATGGCTCTGCCTTAGAAAAGCCTCAACCTTTGGAGGCATAGAAACATGGTCAAGCGGAGTCCACCAGCCCATATTGATTTTCTCCCACTGCTTGCCCTGAATCACCCAGCAGTCATAAAGACCAATGAGCGCATCAGGCAGGTTAGGGTGCTGGGCTTTGAAATGCGCATGATGCATAGGGCCGACATCATTCGAGTAGGCTTCAGAACCGCGAGGGTAGTGAGGGATGCTACCGAACTTAGTCTGATAGGTGCTTAGGTTGCCCTCAAGCCCATAGTTGGACAGAGCCGCCACCTTAGCACCATCGCGCTTCAAGCGGTCAACAAGATAACCAGCCTGTTGCCCATAACCTGTCGGCTGATCAGGAGAGTTCGACCAGACAGAGATAAGGCCATTGATTTTTGCTTTGCTCATTTATTCCCTTTCGTAGTAGTCTTATAGTAGCAAAAAAACCCCAGCGCGACTGTGAATCGCCTGGGGCATGACCGGAAGGAAGTCCGATATGAAAGAGTCTAAGCCTTGTTCTCGCTGTAAGCAAATCAAGCCATTTACTGAGTTCAACAAAAAAGCCAGCACACCAACAGGCTATAACACAGCTTGCCGAGATTGCGCCAATGCTATGAAGCGCAACATGACACCCGAACAGCGCGCTCGCAAGAATCAGCTAAAAAGAAAATGGGATGCCGAGCATCCTGAAAAAGTAAAGCAAATGAACTCTAGCGCTTACCGACAAAATCCAGAAGTATTTATCAACAATGCCTATCTGAGATATGCGCGCAAAATGCATAATGATCGCCGGCTTGTGACAGCCAAAGAGATAGCAAAGATTTATTCGCGACCTTGTATCTATTGCGAGTCAACACTGCTTATAGAAATTGACCATATCATTCCAATCTCTAGAGGGGGAAGGCACAGCATTGGCAATCTAGCGCCAGCCTGTCGCTCATGCAATCGGAATAAGTCAGATTCTTTGATTATGGAATGGAGAAAGAAAAGGGAAACCCCTCAGCCTACGCACTGAGGGGTTTCCTGTCTTTGAAAGACGAAGCGAGGGTTTAGCTCGCACCACCTTTGAAATACTGGATGTGAGCTGAGTGAGTCAGTCCACCATCGAGGCGAGTTAGGCCTCTGTAGGTCACAACATCGTTAGCGAAGGCATAGTCAGCAGACTGGTCTACGCGGACACCGCCAGCAACACGAACCTTGAATGAGTCAAGCGCACCGAATAGAACAGACTTTGCGCCAGTCGCAACAGCAGCAACACCTGGGTTCTCATAAACCGAGTAACCAAGAAGAGTTGCAGCCTGACCAGGAACAGCAGAGTCAGTCCAGATGTATGAGCCATTGCCATCCTTGAGCTTGCGAGCAGCAGCAAGACCAGACTTAGCCATCATGAAGCCGGTTGAAGGAAGCAGACGAGCTGATCCATCAATTGCATACACTAGGTCAATTAGGTTCTCATAGGTGAAAGCACCAGAAACACCAGTTCCACCAGTTACAGCAGAACCAGCAGCGCCAGCCAACTTGGTGGTTAGGACTGAGTTGGTCTGTAGACCGATAGCCTTACCAAGTTCCTGAGCGATGTAGCCGGTGATGTCGAAGCCAGCATCAGCAACAAGCTCTGAAGCGACTGATAC